TCAGAAACAGGAATTACATCCACACGAGCATCAAAGTCACGCTGACGATCAAAGTCACCATCCATCTCGTATGCGTATTCTGCTGGCATGTAATCACGAATGATACGTGCAAGAAGGCGAAGTTCGTTTTTCATGGATGCATGCATACGTGCCTGCACACCACTCATCACCTTCATAGATCGCTCCATCAAAGCAAGCGTTGTACCCACGGGTGCCTGTGAGTTCATATCACCTACTTGAATATCGGCTACTGATCCAATGCGTCTGCCTTCTTCGACGATATTTCCAAGCAAAGAGTAGAGTACCGACGAAGGCTCTTTGTAAGGGATGAATGTAATCGAATCCCGTATTGCGCCACCTGGAACATCCACGTCCCTGAACTCACCAGGCATAAGCGGACTGTCATCCCCTTTAATGCGGAGGCCGCGAGCTTTAAGACCAGCAGGTAAATTCGATAGCGTACCAGCGTCAATGAGCTGACGGAGAATCGAGGTAGCCGACTTCGCAAGCCCGCCAATAAGGTGGATAAGTCCCGTTCCATAGAAGCCAAGTCCTGGGAGATATTTGTAATGAACGAAGTGGAGTCTTTTCTTTTTCTTTCTGTCATCTTCATACCAGTTGCGTCTGATTGATAAAATCTCACGAGATGTTTTATCAATTGTTATAACATATGGACGAGCTATCCCATCTGGATCGTCAAACTCTTCTGGCATGTTCATAGTGACATGCATCTCAAGAATTGTGTGCCGATCATCATCTTCGATGACAGCACTCTCACCATCAAGCTCGTCGTATTTTTCTTGAATATCTGAGAAGTCTGGCTCTGGGTCTGGCAAGTCTATATCACGGTAGAAACCAGCAACCTGTAGCTCCAGTATCTCGTTAGAGGTCTTCTTCATTACGTGCGTGTACCGTGGACAGGACGCGAGGTCTGACGCGCCGTAAGACGCAACGAAGTCTTCTGCTGGGACAAACATAGCCACAGGACGATCCTCTAGTGGATCATAGTAAACCTTCTTAAAGGCTGAACCTGCGAGAGGCAGCTTGAACAACATCTGCTCTGTCTCATCACGGTATTCTGTCATTTCTTCAGTCAGAAGATAGTTCATCTCTGTCTGGATTCTATCTGCCTGATCTGTCTTCTCAGGAGTTAGTTTGCCCATAATCTTGGTGCGTACAGGGCCAGATGCAGGGAATAGCTCCCCCATTGCCTGCGCTTGAAATCGAACAACGGCTTCCGTTAGCACTGGATGGAATACACCAGACGCACCCTGCCAAGGTTGACTGCGGTCTTCGATCTTCATCCCTAGTAGATCAAGCCCCTTAACATACGCTCTAGCCCAATCACGACGAGACTCACGATCAGAATCAAAATCTTCAACGAGTTCTGATGCCATAGACTGCAAAATGTTTTCATCAATGAAGTCAGCAAGGTTAGCATCATGGTCTGGCCCAGTTATCTCTTCAGTAAAACTTCCTTCGAAATCTATGAGTACACCACCATCATCAGTCTCAATGGAAACCGCATCTGGATTTACAATCTCAACTTCAATTTCACTAGCGTCCGTTTCTTCGATCTCAAGATCAGAAGGTTCCATCTGCTTTTCGATAGCCATACCTATCTCCGTTTCACATACGCAGCGTTGCTGCTTCTAGTAATATTCAACTGGTCTTCGATATTTTGGCTCATCATCCCAGTCATCCATTTCGGCTCTCACCCAGCCGCCTTGCCTAAACCTTAGCAGAGCTTGTGTGGTCGAGTCCACTAAATCGTCATGATCGCCAGAAGGAAATGATGCACACTCCTCAATCACTTCTTCGGCCCATCTTGTTGGAGGATACCATATTGAGCCGCTGGCGAACAGGTCTGTTACTGCGTTTACCCTTGCAATCTTATCCTGACCACGCGATGGAGTAAACTCTGTTACTGGAATCCCCATAGACCGAAGTTCAAAGATCAGGGGCGCACCAGAAGCTTTTTTCTCTACGATCATCTGGTCTGGCTCAAACTCCATGTACTTATCGTATGCCGCACGTTTCAATTCAGGAAACTCTAATTTTTCTTTGTAGGCATCAAGCATGATGATGTTTGGCTGTCCTTCGTGATAGAATACACCCCATGTAGTACAGGCACTGTAGTCAGACCTCTGTGTTTTTAGGAATGCCGTATCCCAAGATTGGATGATTGCTTCGCACTCAGGAGGTTTGTCTTTAGGCCACTCCTGCCACCACTCACGTTTTATCAACGCACCCTCTTCGGATGTAGGGTTTTGCTGGTACTGAGCTGACCACTTGGATACTGGCAGTTCAGCCTTCAGGGCTTCTAGTTCTTTCTGAGACCAAAACTCAGGCCACAATGGATTCCCAGACGGCAGGATCGCAGGGAACTCAATCACTTCCCAGTCATCAACTCCTTCTCTGCCAGTCATAGAGCTTACAATCTGCCCAGTTAGGTCACGCTTAGACCACCTGGTCATTACAACAATAATAGCACCACCAGGCTGCAAACGCTGACGAGGGCCAGATGTATACCATTCATACACCCTGTCATAGACTTCTGGATTAAACTGACCTTGCTGTGCGTCCTGTTCTGAGTGTGGGTCATCAATAATCAGAAGATCAGCACCCTTACCAGTTACAGCACCACCAACACCAATCGCAAAGTAATCACCTCGTCTATTGGTGTTCCAGCGACCAGCAGCTTTCGAATCAGAAGACAGGGTAATGCCAGGAAAAACTTTGGCAAAGTCTTCAGATTGGATCAGGTTTCTTACCTTACGACCAAAGCCCACTGCTAGTTCTGCAGTGTGTGCCGTCTGAATAACTTTCTTTTCAGGATACTTTCCCAAGAACCATGCAGGCAGCATAAACGATGCAAACTCAGACTTGGTGTGTCGGGGTGGCATGTTGATGATTAACCGCTTCAACTCTCCTCGTGCCACACGTTCGAAAGCATTCGCCATGTCTTTGTGGTGCCTGCCAGAAATAAAACTAGGCCACATGAGTCTGGTAAAGCTTAGGAAGTCATCCTTGGCGTTCTTCTTGTTCTCAGCATCTTCAAGCTCAGACAATAGGTCTAACAGCTCTGCCTGTTGATCCACAGGGAGCTGGGATATCTTATCCTTCATAGCAGCAAGTTTCTGCATGCTTTCTCCTCTAGTAGCGGCAGACAGACAAGTTTGGTGGGGAATGCCTGCCTGCCTGAGATAGATCAGGGAGAGTCTCTATCCCATGCCGATAATATCAGTCTTACGCGCGCGCGTATATATAATATATATATAATAATACATATCGGTAGACTACCGATATAGATATATCGACTACCGTAACGTCTACCGATATAGGAACGGATTAAGATAATGATTTAAATCCGATTCAAAACTGGAATAAAGTTCTATTGAACTAATTCATTTACCTGTGGTACCTTGGCACTGAGAGGACGGCACATGGAAATGTATATCGATATTGCTATGGGACTTGTCATTACCGTTGGTGGGTGGTGGTGTAAGAGTCAGCATGACGAGTTAAAGCGTGTTACCGTCCTTTTGAATCGTACTCGTGAGGAAATTGCCAAAGAGTATGTATCCGTAACCCGCCAGCAATCTGATATGGATCGCGTTATTGATCGACTAGATCGACTAGAAGGAAAGCTGGATAGACTCATGGAAAGATAGGATGGCTATCTTAGAATCTATTGCTGCTGCTAACGCTGCATATTCCGTGATTCGCACGGCACTGTCCAACGGAACGGAAACCGCTGGGCTAATTGGAGCTGTGGGTAAGTTCCTTGGTGCCGAAGAAGACGTAAAAGATGCCATCAACAAGAAGAAGAACAGTCCATTCACTGCAATAGCAGGTGGAGAACAAGGGGACTGGGAAGAGTTTCAGGCACTTGAAGACCTACGTGCCAAAAGACAGGAGCTTGAATCCTACTGCAGACTCTACGCACCCCCTGGCACTTGGGATAGGTGGCAGCAATGGCAAGCTGAAGCACGTAAACAACGGCAGGCAGCTAAGAAAGCAGCAGAAAAAGCTAGAGAAGAGCGCATGGAAGCTCTAGCTACCGCAGCAGGTATAGGAATGGCAGCAATTATTAGCGGTTTGTGCGTATATTACCTTGGTGTCTATCTAGAACGATGGTGACGTGGTCTACAGGAACGAACAAGGTAAGTGGGTCGGCACCCTTACTGACGGCACTATAGCCATAATCTGTAGTAACAGACGTATTGTAGTCCAATATCTAAAACAGCTCGCTAAGTAAGTACGCTAGTGGCCTACGTCTGCAGACGATATAGCGAGCCTATCCCAGACTATAGAACACATTTGCTTTTTTGAATGTATATATAGGGGGGGGTATAGGATTCCTAGCGGTATGATATTGTTTGTGTGGAACATCATGTATACGTGCATGCGCGGACGTGCGTCTATACGGGGGGGTGGGGGTAGGTGGGGGTCGCGTTCCGTTTGGATTGGATGCGACTGGCCCCAGACCGATACACATGGTGCAGAAGTGCAATTGAACTTATCCAAGCAGCCTGTCGAGCTTGGCTTGCAGCTCTCTCTTGATTGCATCAGCGTCCCGCTCAGTCTTGTCCTCTGTTTCCACCTTGTCAGTGAACAGCGCAACACTCTTGCCAAGTAGCTCCAACGCCCTGACCCGCGCACCGTCTGAATTGTCAGGGTTCGTTGCCTCATCTGTTAGCTGTTTCAAAACGAAATCACTTCGAGAGAGGCTCTGCATGCGCCGCTGCTGTTCTCTTTCATGATGTAGCTGATCTAATCTTGCTGCGATCTTGGGGTTATTAACCAGTTCATGTGCCTGTCGATGTATCGTTGCTGCCTTCATGTTTTCTGCATCATACGCTTCCCGATATGAATCACTAAACGACATTCCCGAAAAGACTGCCATGCAGAACCCTTCTTGCTTCTCTGTGAGACCATTGGGAAGGACTGGATTGGCACCTCTCTTAGTGCCTGTGATCTTCTTACCTGTACTGCTCACTATCTTGAGCTTTGGCTTACTCTTACCTGTATTCTTGTTACCTGACATCCTGACCTCGACGCTGCGCTTGGCTTTCGTGGTTTTTCACATTCCATTTCTGGAATTTAACATAATACTGAGCCTCTGTAGCTTGCACCATTGGCCCCTGCGAATCACCCCTGATTTGGCACCTGATCTGAGGCCAAGCGATCCCCCAGAAAAGTGCAATTGAACTAATCCGCAGTGTACACCCAAAACTTTTTCTTGTCACGATATCCCTTGTTTTATTGGGTTTCCTCTATCCTGTATGTTGATTAGTGTTGTTTTATGTTGATCAGTGCTTGACTATGTTGGGTACAGCCCTTAGATAAGATGCAGAAGCAGGGGGGCAACGAGGCTCTGAGCCTCACAACCCCTGCTCAAATCGGACTGGCGATTATTCCAGACTGGAGAGACCCTCCAAGGCGATACGCCCCAAGGTAGCATCCCCCGTGATCGACTTGCAGCCCACACTGCACTCTGGACAGAGACCTGACACGCTCCATACGAGGATTAACCCTGAAACGTGTGGACAATTTCAGAGCTTAACATAAACGCTGCGAGTGCCGCCACTGAGGAACGGGTCAGTGAGGTGGTTGAATGTAGAGAACATCAGCTTGCAGTAGTAGTGACGCTTTGATCCCCACAGAAAATTGAATTTAACCCAAGCCCCACAGAAATGTCGGGGCTTTATTAAGTTCAGTTAATGGAGTTTGAACATGTCTAAATTGATCATCAAGGATGCGGATGCAGCCGTTACGGCAATGGACGCTTTCGCATCGTTCTGCCTTTCAATTTCAGAAGGCAATTACGCTGCTGTGGCAATGGACGCAGCGGCACTCATCGTATCCATCAAAAACGCAATCGCATAAGGAGATCAGTTATGTGCCATTATAAAAACGCAGTCGCCGCCTATCGCATGGCTCGCCGCTTCATTGGGATCAACGCCTATGAGGCCGAAAGCTATCGCCTGATGATGTTATCTTGCGTTCGTAAGTACATCGCCGCAACTGAGTGCCTCACTGAGGCAGACTTTGATGCAATCAGAAAAGAAGTGATCTGGGAAGCGTTCGAAGACCTACGCAAAGGCCCAATCGCAGCATAAGGAGATCACATGACCCATTTCGACAACGCCGTTGCTTCTTACCGCATGCATATCCGCTGCAAAGCGGATCGCAGCCACTACGAGGCAGAGAACTACTACCAGTTGGCGCGTCATTTCGCCAACGTCTACGCTAAGGAAACTGGCGTTAGCCGCTACGCTGTAATGATGGCTGTGATCGATCAGCACGTAGCCAACCCCATCTATTCGTGAAACTAAGTTTGCCGCCCCAAGGGGCGGTGATGTTAGTTACATGGAGAAAGACAATGTACACATTGACATTCAACTTCCGAGACTATGGGTCAAACGCGATTTACTGTGACACAACCGTCACTGGTAAGACGCGCGAGGCTGCATACGATGCGGCCTACGATCTGACCTCTGACGAAGGTCATGATGAGATGGTAGTGATCGAACTGATCGCACCGTCTGGCGAAACACTAATCGAAAGGATGGTCTGATGAAGACACGCAACCCAATGGCGCGTGATCTGCGCCAACCAAAATATCGCCCTCGCGTTGTCAGGGCGAAAAACAAAATCCTACCCCGCAAAATGAAACATAAGAAAGGAGCCTAATCATGGCATCAATAAACACTGTATTCCGCTCAATCAGCCGCCTTGGCATCACCGTCGAGATCATCTTGGATGGTGATGGCGGTCAGCATGTCCTGAGCATCCGCTCTAATAGCGACATGGCTCATCAGTGGACTTATGATTACTTCACCCCCAAGGGTGATAAGTACCGTTACCGCACTGATGACTTCCTTCACAACGAAACCGTCCACGGTGAGTTCGATGATGGTGACCTCTTCCACGTCACCGCGATGATCATGGCGGTCAAAGAGCACGGCAAGTATTTCGCCGCGCCTATCGCTTCCGCGTACCCTGACGCTGCGTGACACCAAGTTTGTAGCCCTCTGGGGCTGCAATGTTGGTATCATGAAAAGGAGATTGCTATGCAATACCACGTTATCAAGAAACGCCTGTCTTCACAGGTTCGCGCAATGTTGAGCAACCCAACAGCGGGTTGGGATTGCCACCCGCAAGCGTCTGCATACGCTGACTTGCAAATGCTATTTGGTAAGGACGCAGATGTCCTTGAACTGAAAGCCCTGCACGGTCTGGTTCACCATGTCTATCGTCACCGCACCTCATACGAGATCGAACTGGCAGCGGGACGCGATGGTGCCGATCAGATCAGCGATCATCTCGAAAAGATTTTCGAGTTCGAGAACGCGCCGTATGATGTTGATGGCATCACCCAGATCGCAAAGCGTGGCACTGGCGGCGGCAGCTTGTCAGTCGGTGATTTAGTGTTTGTCGATACACCCAAGCCCATGATCTTCATGTGCGCCAGTGTCGGCTATGTTCGTTTGTCAGAGGCATTCGTTCGCTCGTTCAAAGAATTGATCGGGATGATCCTGATCAACGAACGTGCGATCAATGATCGTTGGGCAGCGTAAGAAAGGTTCAACATGCTAATGAAATTACTTGTGTGGGCAGAGACATTGCCCACCATTCACAAGGCGGCTCTTGTCGTCACAATCAACGCAGCCATCTTGGCTGTACTTTATTTTGCAAACTAAGTGGAGATGATCATGACTGCAAAAGAATTTATGGTAACCGCAACCGCAATCAACACTGTCTACAAGGCAGAGAAAAACATCACTGACCTCAAGGGTCAGAACCGCGAGAACAATGACGCGGCAAACGCCCACAAGATGGGTGCCTACGGCGAGGTGATCGCAGCCATCGCCCACGTCAACTTGGTCAAGGGCAACCTGCCCCGCACCGTGTCAAAGAAGCTACGCGCTGCGTTGCTCGAAGAGGCGGGTCTGAAAGAGGCCACCGTCAAGCGGTACGTCGAGAACAGCGTGGGTGCTGTACGCCTGATCAAAGAAAAGATCGGCGATATCCCTAGCCAGTACACTGGCGATGCCATTGTGCGTGACCTTGCTGCGATGGAGATCGACAGTGAGAACAAACTCGCCAAGGCGGTCAAGGGTGACACTGAAAAGTCGAAAGCCCAACGTCTTGCAGAGCAAGTTGTCGGCAAGTTCTCTACCAAGAAGGATGAGAACGGCAAACAGGTGCAGGGCGATGTCTTCAAGGATGGCCTTGATGATGACGAATTGGACGAGTTCCAGAACATCATGCGTGAGTTGATGGCTGCGCGTAAAGCGTACCGCGACACTGAGGCGGCTAAGGCCGCTGCCGCTGAGGCTGAGAACGAGAACGACACTGTCGATGCTGCCGTGGTTGCAATGCTCGACGAGCTAGGCGTTGCGTCATGAACCGTGGCATGCAGCGTCTGTCACGCCGTGAGCGCAGACTGATGATCCTAGAGGCGTTTGTCTCTGGGGTTGTCTTCACAGCCCTGATCGTGGGGTGGTTAATCTTCATGCTTGCATGGTGAGCTTTTTAGTGCGGCCCCCAGTGGGCCGTATCAAAAAAGTTCAATAGAACTAAAAACGTGGTACGTTTGCTACCCAAAATAAAAAGTGGAGTAAATTATGGAAAGAGAAGAAATCTTAAAAGAGCTTGGCGGGATGCGCACATGGAACAGCTTTGCGTCTTCCCTGCTTGTCCAGTACGTCACCAGAGGTGATCTGTCGGAGAGGCAATGGGATGCAGCGGAGCGCACGATCACCAAGATCAAGCAGAAAGCTGAACGCCGTGAAACATTGACGCGGGATGTCGATGTCTCGCGGATCAAGACCCTGCTTGAAACAGCCAACGTCAAGAAGCCTGTCTTCCGCGCGGCTGAGTTGGCATTCTCATTGGCCCCCATGAATGGACGCAACGGCGGTGCCGTGTACGTCAAGCGTGGGCCTGATTATCAGGGCAAGATCATGGAAGGCAAGTTCATGCCTGTAGGCACCTGTCACACAGCCACAGCGGACGCTGTAGTGCGGGTAGCGTCTGACCCAAGGGGTGAGGCAGTGCAGCACGGTAAGGTCACTGGACGCTGCTCATGCTGCGGACGTGAGTTGACTGACCCTGTGTCGATTGAGATGGGCATTGGCCCGATCTGCGCAAGCAACTGGGGGCTATGATGTTATTGAGATTAGTTGCAGTAGTTGACCTTGATACAGACGTGATGTCTGCCGCTGAAATTCAGCGCAAGTTAACGCTTAGTCTGGACAACATCAGGAACCAAAATGGTGTCGAGAATGTGGTCGTGGATACAGTGCAGAGGCGTGATAATCTTTGCACTGACATCAACAATATAGTTTTCAGAACAGCATCTTATGAACCTGTCACTGGGAAAAGAATGCAGGGGAAAAAGAAATGAGTAAGAACAGCCAAGCCTCTATCTTTGGGGGCTTCACCCAAAATGAATTTGACGAACTGGTTCGCAAGATATCGAACGGCGAACCCATTTATCAGAAGGAACCAAAAGATGATTTACATGGTAGAAGTGAAAGTCGAAACGATACGACATGTGTGCGTCGAGGCAGCGACGATTGATGAGGCCGAACAGCTTGGTCTGCAAGAGGCCAAGGCACTGGTTGGTGGGATAGATGGAACGGTACTCGCCGTGTACAATGACCCCCGCCAATTGATCGGAGAGAATGAGGCTTCATGCTTGAAGCTTGCACAACTTGTGCATGGGGAAGAAGATGCAGACTGATCTAGAAGAATACATCAAGCAATCAAACGAGCGACTGCTTGAACACTACGCCGACTACAGCATGGACAGGCTCAAGGATGAGCTTGTCGCTGCGCAAGAGAGACATGCCAAGGCAGTGATGAACTACCAACGGCACTACCTACGCTCTGACAAGGTGTTCATTGAGGACGCATCAGTGCGAATAGAGAACCTAAAATTTGTGATCAATTATAGAGAGAGTGGAGATCAATCATGAAGCTATCACAAGCGCAATCAATCACTGAGGCAGCTATCGACTTTGCCTTTAACCTGAAGCAGGGCCGTGATGCCCAGTACGTTGTGCCATACCTTGTGTCTGGCGCGGGTATCGGTAAGACCACGAGCGTCAAGGATATCGCTGCTCGTCGCAAGATCGGCTGCGAGATACTGTCACTGGCACAGTACGATGCGGGTGAACTTGGCGGTTGGCCTGTCCCATCCAAGGACGGTGAGACAATGGTTCGCATGCGTCCCGATTGGATGCCGACTGAGGGTGAGGGCATCCTGTTCCTCGACGAGCTTCCACAGGCACCAGTTGCCAACCAGAACATTGCGGCTCAGATCGTCAACGAACGCCGTGTCGGGCCGCACCACTTGCCTGATGGTTGGGTGATCGTGGCAGCGGGTAACCGCATGTCTGATCGTGCGGGGACAAACAACATGCCCTCGCACCTCAAAGATCGCCTGATGTTCTTGGAGATTGAGGCCGATCTGGAAGACACCATCGCCTACTACTACAGCAAGCGTATCGACGAGCGCATCTGTGCGTTCTTGCGGTTCCGCCCTGAGTGGTTGCACAAGTTTGATCGTGATGCGAACGCATGCCCATCGCCTCGCTCATGGGAGCGCGTAGGTTCGATCATGTCATGGGGTCTCGATCCAGTGAACCAACTTGAGGCCATCGCGGGTCAGGTTGGTCGGGCTGCGACTGCCGACTTCACTGGCTTCCTCAAGATGTACGACAGTGTGCCAGACATCGATGGTTTGATCGCCAATCCTAACGGTGCGGACATCCCTAGTGATCCCGCTGTTCTGTACGCGATCTGTGCTGCCATTGCTTCCCGCGTGAGCGATAAGAACATTGGCAACGTGGTCAAGTACCTTGAGCGTCTGCCTCAGCAAGAGTTCTCTGCGTTCGTCATCAAAGATGCGATCAACCGCAACAAAGAACTGAAGCAGTCACAAGTGATCCGCGATTGGATCATGAAGACAGGCAAGAACTTGATACTGTAGTGACGTAACGTCACTGCTTTTAGTTCTATTGAACTTTTTTGGAGAGAGATATGCACGTATTTACCTGTCCATATTGTCATACCATGTTCAAGGTGGGCCACTTAGAGTGGTCTGCCCTGACCTGCATCAACGAGAGTTGTGGACGTGACATTTACTTGGACGTTGAGGTCACATTGAACCAAGCCTTTGAGGCAGTGTTCAACAAAGAGAACACCATAGAGAAAGTGATAGAGGAGATATCCTGATGGATGCACAAATGAAAGTATCACGAGCGATCACACGGCTCGTTGTGAAGCACCCATTCTTTGGGTCGCTTGCCTTGTCCCTGCGCGTCGAGGCAGATGCGGATGTCAGCACCATGTGTACTGATGGCAAGTTCATCAAGTGGAACCCTGAGTTCGTTGACACGATGGATCAAGAAGAGACTGTCGGTGTCATGGCCCACGAGGTTTGCCACGTTACATTCAAGCACCCACTGCGCCGTGGTGAGCGTGACCCAGAGCTTTGGAATATCGCCATTGACTTTGCGATCAACGACATCCTGATTGAGG